TTACCATGTCGTTCATTCGCAGTGATGAAGAGATCACTGCAATGTACGGATATGAAGGGGAAGTTTTCCTGGACCGGCTCCAGGAAAACTCCCACGCATCCACGTGAAGGTGCCCGACATCGATTCTTGGCTTTGATACAGTCACGCGAGTTCCAGATAATCTCATCAGGAGACTAACGCAATCAAAGCGCTTGAAGTTGGAATCGATAGCGGGAAAACCTCACAAACGCTGTGCGGGGAGGTTGATCGGCTCCGGAAGATCCCTGCACCTTGGCGTCCATAATAGTAGTTACACGAACACCGTTCGAGGTATATTGGAACGCATCTTCTATGTAGAAACTGAAGGTGTGTTCCATGAGCCCTGGCAACCAACCAGGGATTTCGGAGCTACATGTCGCTTGTTTCGTGACCGTTTGTTCAAGCTGTCTTATCGCACCGCCCGTCTTGAGTATGGAGAATTCCTACAAGAATACTCGGGCCGGAAGAGAGAGCTTAATGAACAAGCCATCGAATCGCTTTTAACTGGGGGCTTTAAGCGACATTTTAGCTTCGTCAATACCTTCGTCAAACCTGAGTGGATTAACAAGCCTGCGGACAAGGCTCCGCGCTGTATCCAACCACGAGATAGACGATTTAACTGCTGGATTGGAAGATATATTAAGCCGATCGAGAGACAGGTCTACAAGGCCTTGAATGAAATGTATGGAGGAGTAGTAGTAGCAAAGGGTCTCAACGCGCAGCAACGCGGAGTCGCCCTTCGGGAGCACTGGGACGCCCTTAGAAATCCAGTGGCCGTTGTTCTTGATGTCAGCAGGTTTGACCAACACGTGTCGAAGGAAGCTCTTGAGTTTGAGCATTCGATTTACGAGTGGTTCTTCCCTGCCAGCAAAGAATTTCACCGAAAGCTAGCTATGATGAGGAATAACATTGGTTTTGCTCGTTGTAGGGATGGCAGTGTGAAGTATAATGTTGAAGGCAGAAGGATGAGCGGTGATATGTCCACAGCGTTGGGCAATGTCATCCTGATGGTAGCAGTCCTTGTGAGTTTTATGGAACGATACTCAGAGGATCTGTGGCGCATCTTCGACGACGGAGACGATTGCGTGCTACTAGTGGAGCGTGACCTGGTAAATAGCATTAAAGCTTCTATCCAGTCCTGGTTCAAATCGTTGGGGTTCAAATTGAAGATTGAACAAGTAACCGACGTTTTTGAGCGTGTTTCGTTCTGTCAATCTTCACCGATCTATGACGGTACCCAATGGGTTATGTGTCGTGACCCACGGATGGTACTTGAGAAAGACTTATGTCAGGTGAAAATGTTCAGAACGGAGCGGGAGTGGCAGGAGAAATGCATTGCTATATCTGGGTGCGGACTTGCCTTAGCAGGCAACCTTCCAATATTTTGGAGGTTTTATGCTATGTTAGGTAAGTTCGGATCTGAGAAATCAGGAGAGCTCCACACTGGTATGGATTACCTAGCTGCAGGTTTATCCACCAAGTGTGTTGAGCCAACCGATGCTACTCGATTATCGTTTTACCGGGCGTTTGACATAACGCCGCACGAGCAAAAACTAATTGAGTCGTATTGGGACACTGTCCAGCCGGAGTGGGCGACTCCGGGTCCAGAGGGATTATTAGTAGAGGATCCTATAAGCATATTCATTACACGTAGTTAAGATTACACAAGCCTTGTATTATATATATATTATTATTATTATTATTTTAGCACCATTTTCAGATTTTTATCTGTTTCATCAATTTTTACCAACACTCCGATTTATCTCTATTTCATCTGTGTTAACATGGCACCTAAGAACCGAGATGTTGTTTCGAAAGCGAGCGGTCCCAAGCCAAAGGCGAAAGGGAAGAAGAAATCAACGCGCAAACAATCCGGGCCATCACGACGCATTCACCCAGTGGATGCGAAGATGGTTCGCGGTTGCGCGAATCCCTTCTCCCACGACGCTGAAGGTTGCAGACTCCTCTCTGGAACATCAACCAAATCGTTCACCATGGATAGCACAGGCCGATCGGGGTTTACGGCGGACGCCAATGGGCACGGAGCTTTTTGGATCACCCCTGCAGTGTACGGTCAACGTGCCGGCACAGCAAGCATTACAGCTGGAGCTGTCACCTTTGCAGCCACGAGTAACATACCCGAGGCAACGCAACTCAACACATTTACCGGTCATTACCGAGTAGTGTGTGCTGGGATTCGCGTTTTCTCTAGTGTTAACCTTGATGCTGCTAAGGGATTGGTTCAAGTGGCTGCAGTTGCTCAGTCGTCCACCCAGGTCCCGCCAGCAGCTGGACTGTATCAAATTGACTCAGTCCAGTATGAGCGCTTCGACGATGGACCTCTGTATGGTTTTGACCGTACATACTTGTTTCCTCGTGAATCAGCTGCTCATATAGCCAATTTTGAACTTATCGGCTCTGCACACACAGGTTGGGTACCACTTGTCATTTCTTGCACGGGCGCCACAGCTGGCGCCACTGTGTATGTTGAGTGGATTACCCATCTGGAGTTCCAACCATTGCTCAACACAATCGGAGCTCGCCTTGCTGAATCAGCTCAAGACCCTCG